AAATGTCTGCCTCTTCCTCTGTCGTTAAGGCAAACAAGATGCCTGCCAAGAAGTCCGATGCCAAGCCTGCCGTCGCCGTCGTCGCTGCACCCCCCGCCCCTGTCGCCTCGGCGGCCCCGAAGGCCCCGAAGGCTGCCCCGAAGGCCAAGGCCGTGAAGGTCGAGAAGGCCGCGGGCACCGCCACGCTCACGGTGCCGACCGTTGAGACCCCGTCTGCGCCGGTCGTGGTTGAGTCCACGGAGACGTCGGAGGTTCAGCTCGCCGCCCTCGGTGAGAAGCTCAAGGCCCTCGGTGCCGAGCTCCAGACCCGCCTCCGCGACGCCGTCAAGGGTGTTCAGGATGCCATCAAGGCGGCCAAGCGCGAGGCCCGCGACGGCAAGAAGAAGAAGCGCAAGGACCCGAAGGACATGACACCCGAGGAGCTCAAGACCTACGAGGCCCGTCGCGCGAACAATGCTTTTCTCGTTCAGCGCCCGCTGACGGATGAGCTCGCCGCGTTCATGGGCCTCAAGTCGGGCGAGAAGCGCTCGCAGACGGAGGTGACCAAGTTCATCTCGGGCTACGTCAAGCAGCACAACTGCTTTGACCCGAACTTCAAGCGCCGCATCCTCCCGAACGCCGCGCTCGGCAAGCTCCTGCGCGTTTCGGACAAGGATGAGGTGACGTACCTGAACCTCCAGTCGTTCCTGAAGGTGCACTTCATCAAGACGGCCCCGAAGGCGTGAAGAGGAGTCTTCACGACGACGTAGGTTCCTTCGGAACCTCTGACGACGTAAATCTCTTGCGTTAAAATAATGCACACCTGGGCAATCCTTCTGGCTCTGGCCATCATTGTCGGTTCGCACATCCACATGCTGATGAAGTCCAGCGACCCAAGCAAGAACACCCACGCATATGTCATGCTTGCCACGGCGGGTCTGATTGCGTATGGTGCGTTCACACGCTAGTGGTAATCAACTCGTGAGGCATCTCCATATACAGCACCGTGCTGAAGAAGGGTGACATCCGCTCATCCAATACTAAAGCCCGTTGCTTGTCGTTCTCCATCAGGGTCTTCACCATCCTGCGAAGGACGGCTGGCTTCTTGTCGGGCGATTCATTCACCTTAATACGACACGCGCCCGAGGTATACCCACACAAGGACGACGCATTACACGCGTCCTTTTGTTTGAACTGCCCGCATGGAGTGCGCACCTTGTTCACAAAGTCGCGGGGATTGGCCGTTGCGTCCCAGTAGGATTTCTTGGTCATCCATGTCTCCAGCCGCTTGTATAGGATGGCATCGCGCTTCAAGATGCTGTTGCGCAGAGGATTGAAGTCGGCGTTCTGGATATCCTTGGACAATGAGAACAGCAGGAAATCAAAGACCTCGGCGGCATAGGAGATTTCACGGAAGGTCTTGGCGTCCTCTTCGTTCGACTCTCCGCTGACCAACTGCTCTTCGTTGGTGGTGCGAATGGTGCCCACGACCTCCTTGGAGGGCACACCCTGCACGGGTTCACCAGGCTGGAAGGGCGCGCGGAATCCAGAGGCTAACAGGAACTCGGTGGGGCGGCCGTCCGCATCCGACAGGGTCTCGGCAATCTTGAATCCAGAATGCTGGGTTCCGTCGAGAAACCCGCGTAGATCTTCCTGTGTAGGCAGTTCATCTGTCTTGATGTCTGCGTATCCACTGCGGATCGGAACACCTGGCAGCGGCGATTGAGTAGCGGGTTGAATCGGAAGCACCACCACCTTGGGCACAAACACCGCCTGCACGCGCCCGAATGGATCATGAATCAACTGCGGCTTGGACTGCGCCTTGACGCGGAGTTCTGTCAAGGCCGACTGGAGATCAGGTGTGTTCGACGCGCAGGCTTGAGAGTGCAGCGTGTTCAGGGTGCTGACCGTATCCTTCTTGAAGGGTTCTTGCTGGATGTCCACCTTGTAGTCGAACTTCTCGCCCGCCTTGACGGCACGGCGCGTCACATGTCCCAGAATGTCTCCGTCAAGCAGGACGATGGTGCGGGACTGCGCGCTCAGTGAATCCGACCAGTATCCACACGACACCGTATTGGTCTTGGTGGACACGCGAATCACGCGGCACTTCAGGATGGAGGTGACATACTCCAGTTCGTCCATCGCGGGAAGAGAGCCTTTTTGGTAGGCGGCGGCGATACCCGATACGATGCGGTCTGATTGTGTCTCTCCTTCGCCGAGATCTGTCCATGTGCGAAAGAACGAACACAGGATCAATCGCTCCACTGCCTTGTCGGGGGCAGGGATCGGCGTGGTGTCCTTGAGAAAGATGGGAAGTGTCTTGGAGGGACGCCCGACACCGATGCGGAAGATATCCGAGTTGCCCGCATCAATGCGCTTCTTTGGAACGCTGGTGGAGTAGGCGGTCTTGATGTGCAGAGAACGGGACAGCTGCTCTGACAAGAACCCTAACCGCCTTTCGGGGAGGTTGGACGTGCCGAGAATATACGTGTCATCCTTGGTTTCGTCCTTTGCAATCACCTCCGTGGCCCGCTTCTCCTTGTAGCAGCACGGTTGTCCCTCCTTGTACGCGGGGAATACGTTGTCCTGATTCCGCTTGATCACGCTGAATTCGGGGGTGCGGTCAGCCTTTTTCGTAATCACCTTGCCTTTGCACACTGGACACGCATCATCGACTAACTGGTTGGCGCGAAGAGGAATCTCGTCGACCACGCACCAATACTGGGGACAGATGGCCACACCATCGGGTTCCTTCAACTCGAGCGTATCGAATGCCCGTGCCGAATACTCGGCTGGCAACTTGGCTTCATCTTCTGGTGTCAGGACCAGAACCTGTTTGGTCTTTTCGCAGTTGGTGGGGTAGGTGTCGTCGAAGATCTTGGGATTGAACTTGCGAAGGCGACGATTGAAGTAATTGTAGGTGGTTCCTTCTCCCGATTCCACTTTCAGTTTCTTGGTAGGCGGAGGCGGGGCAGCAGCTGGAGCAGCGGCGGCATTGGATCCCTCGGTGGGTGCAGCAGGTGCCTCCTCCTCCAGTCCAAGGAGCGCGGCCAGGTCGTCGTCGACTTCGAAGTTTCCTTCTTGGACCGTCAACACAGCCGCTGGAGCCGAGGCCGCTTCCACGACTTGGAGACGCCGAGGACACACTGCATTCACAGCCGCATCGTCAGAGGTCAAGACATGACGAAGCAAGCTAGCATACTGCAGGACTCGCTCCACATTGGTGACGGACGACACGATCACTTCCTTGCTGCGGTACTTGAATGTGGGGTATCCGCGCAGGACCCGTTCAATGTCGAACTCTTCGCCCAAGGCCAGAAACTTGCGGACTAGGGCATCGGCATCCGTCTGTGTCATGCCCAGTTCAGACACCAATGTATTCGCATCTGAATCGTCGGTCTCGTGGAGGAGCTGGTACGCCTTCAGTTCTTGCGGCGTCAAGTCGGCCGAGAGGTGCTCGGCTCGCATCAAACGGAAGGAATCGTCCTGTGTGGAAAAGACTGCTCTCAAACACGGAAATCGCAACATGTCAAAGTTCGCAATCTCCTTGGCATACGCAGCCAAGATGGAGAGGTCTTGCAATTCCCAACGCCCCAAGTCCAGATCCTGTGTCTCCACAAACGGCGTAACGGCATCCAATGTCTTGAACCACTTGACAAAGTCGTCCTTGATAGCATCCATCGTCTCCTTGGACTCCCTGGTCCGCCACGCCGTGAAGGTGATGTCCTTGTTCGTCAATGCGATGCGATCAAAGGAAGTGCGACTGGTTCCGCGATACAGCAGCAGAGTCGGCAACTTGCGCTGTGGCTGCGTGTTGGAGACCCACGATTTCCACAGAGTCATGTCCACATACGGCTCCTTGGTGGTCTCGTCCGTGACAAAGAACTTATGACGTGTCTTCTCTTGCTGGGACGTGAAGTAGCCCACATACGGGGTCTTTTTGCTCACGGTCAAGCCGTAGAACATTTCCTCGAAACGGGCCCGAGGCGCATTGAACTCCGTATCCACTAATGGCACGAACCACTTGGCACGGAGGATGGACACGTGGTTGGGCTGCGGCGCCTCCAATTCCATCAATGTCTTGAGCTGGTCGGTTGTGGTGCGTAACGAGGTGATTTCTGACTCCGACAAGCGCTGCGGTGTATCCGACTGGAGCAAAGGGAAGTACACACGCTGAACAATCTGCGAGGGATCGGCGGGCAAGGGCGTGACACGGAACTCCTGCACATCCTTCCCTTCGGGGTAAAAGGTCTCGAACAGGCTCTGTCCACTCAAGACGGGGATACGAGACGCGGGAACATCGATGTCCTTGGGGGGCAGGGGCAAGACCACGCAACGATCGTCGGCGATACCGAACTGCCGCCACTCCAGAAACGGAGCGCCAGGTGAGAACACAGATTCAAGAGAGGAGGGGCGCGTCATCCATTCTTCGCGGGTCGCGGGCGGCTCGACCAAGGCGATACCGCGTATCTGTTCAAGGTAGATCTTGAACAACTCCTTGTCGACGCGAGATCCGTTGAGGGACACGCGAAGGAACAGGGCCTCCCAGTGACGAGGGTCTGCATAGTAATCGGCAGACAGGGACACATGGGCCTCGACATACAGACGAGTGGGATACGAATTCACGGCAAGAGCGATGTGCTGTCGCACAATATCCAGGGTGTCGTCCTCAAAGAACGACACGGACCCCGCTCCTGCAATGGGAACTGTCTTCATTATGATTGAAGTAGGTTTTTACTCACATTGGTGTATCCGTAATCTTCATCCCGCAGTACGGTGTGGGACTCTGTGCATAGTTCACGGGCTTGTAGATCCCCAGACCAACTGCATCGTGCAGTGTCCGCTTGAAGTTGTTCCAGAACTCGGGCGTGTGACCAATGGTCTCCGTCATGAGATGGCTCATTTCGTGGAGAATCACGAACATGATAGTGTTCTCGTCGACCAACGGATAGTCGGGCGGGCGAGTCTTGTCGCGCAGACACACCACGATCTTCTGCCCCTTGTTCTCAGAGTAGGACGTGTCAGACGACTGCATGTCATTCTCGACAAACACATCGGAGTTGAAGTTGGCTAAGAATCGTCCGACGGGCGGATCGGCAGCCAGCGCAGGCTCGCTGTAGTACGTCTTCAGCTTCTCAAGATTCTCGTGAATCTTCACCATTAGTTTCAGAGCCTCCTCCTTGTGGGGGAGATTCTGCATCTCGTAGGTTTTTCCATCCGATCCCTTCATCGAGACGGTGTTGGTGGGTCCTGCATAGTACAGAGCCGCGGCCGCGGCGGCTACACCGACGGCGAGGATGGCAGCGTCAATCATTGTGTAGTGGTGGGAAGAGGTTTGAGACCCTACGCACACAGTCCGTCGAGGGCGCGCGACGCACGGAAGGGGTCAGGGTCGATGGTCGAGTTGAGGAAGGGGCCGACCTTGGCTTGCGAGTTGGGCACCTCGGAGCGGATATCGTAGGTCGGGTTCTTGTTGGTCTGTCCGACACCGATAATGGACACATTGGTGTGGTAGCTCGACTGCAGGAAGTTCTGGCCCTGCAGGTCGTTCACGCCCGTCGGGTTGACGGCGGCCCACGAAGCACCAATCTCGCCCTTGGGGAGCAGGTCGCCCGAGTCAAGAGTGCGCTGGGTGTAGGTCTGCTGTCCCGAGGGTGTGGCACCCTGCATGCCACTCACCTGGACGGCATTGCCACCGAGGCTGCCTGTCTCTGCCGCGGGGACATACGGGCCAGTCTCGGACAGCGGGCCCGCCGAGCCCTCACCACCCAGCTCCTGAGGAGAGAGGGTGGACATGCCATCAAGGACGGCACCCTTGCCGCTGGCATACGAAGTGAAAAGTCCATAGACGACCACGATTCCAACAAGGATGGCGCCCAGACGAAGGAGCTTTTGCTGCGAGAACTTCATCGTAGTTTATTATCACGCACAGACAAATTTCATGAGGAAGTTGCTTGACCCTCTAGTAAAAGATGTGTTGGAACAGTTCCAGTCGCCCGCAGTCCAGGAACCGCTGGAAGAGTTCGTGCTCCGACCCTTACTGCAACGCATCCTAAGCCTTCTGTACCCCTACATCTTTGGGGTCATGCTCCTCTGGATCATGATGTTCCTGTGTCTCGCGCTCATCCTCCTCGTGCTTCTTCGGGGTAGTGTCTTGGACTTCAGGAAACAGTAGCGACACGAGACGATCGCGGCGAAGGTTCCAGAATCCACGGATGTTGCGCGTCTTGGCCTCCTCGCGGAGCTCGTGGATCGTCATCTTCTGGATACGGTAGGATGCGGGCAGTTCGGGAAGAGTCAGAAGCCGAATGAGCTCGGCACGCTTAAGGATGTAGTACTGCTTGATGTTACGGGCGCGGGCGACCTGCTTAAGCTCGGGGAGAGAAAGACGATCCATGGTGGAGTCCGTTAGCCAGGCGTCGAGGAATCCGTTTTTTCGCCGCCTCCTAGTAATGAAGCGCACCCCCGTTGTTCTCGCATTTTTTGTTGCAGCGTTCCTGCTCGGACTCTATGTTACATTTCAATCTCCGAAGATGGAGACCTTCACCCTCGCGAACGAGATTGGCGCTCCTGTGCCAAAGGCGGGCGTCGAGCCTGCTGATCAGGGTGTATCAGGGCCTGGTCAGGTGGATCCCGCTCCGTACAAGATCCTGAAGGACGAGAAGCTCTTTGCCTTCGACGAGAACCGCAAGTCGGCTGACTGCTGCCCTAGTCCCTTTGTCAGTGACAAGGGATGCATCTGTGTGACGGAGGAACAGAAGAAGCTCTTTGCATCTCGTGGTACCAATGGACAGAATCGCGTCTAGGGTTCTAGCGGAAATGTCTGTATATTTACAATGGAACACCTACGGGCATTTATCACTCACCTGAAGGAAGCATCGCCTACCCTGACCTTTCCCAAGCCAGTGGAGGAGATGTTTACCCAGCTGCAAACTGCACTCCTGCCCCATGCCATGAAGGTGGTGCAGAAGGACAATACCCTTTTCCGCGGAGAGGCGGCCGTCCAGCTCTTTGAGGGTGTGGACATGCGCCGCGCATGGCCTGGGACGGATGAGGCATGGAAGAAACTGCATATGGCTCTGCTGTACTCGTTCATGCAGGGCGATCACAAGGCGGCCTTGAGCAAGGCGCTAGACGCTATCAAGTCCATGCTCCCTGGCGGCACGACCCAGACAGACGAGATCTTGAAGATGCTCGAGGAAGAAGAGACAACATCCTCTCTCCATGAGATCTTTGAGCTCATTCTCAGCACTCGCCTCGTCACCGTGGTCGGCGACCTCGTCTCGTCGATGGACTTTGACGATCTTGGAATTGACTTTGAGAATCCTACGGAGTTGCTGGAAGCCCTGCAGCACCCCGAGCGCAGTCACGCGATCCAGACCATCATGAAGCGCGCGCAGGACCTTCTGCAGGAACGTATTCGCACGGGGCGCATCAACCAGAAGGAGTTGATTCGTGAACTGGAGACCCTGCGTGCCAAGTTCCAGTCGACCTTTGGCAAGTACCTCAATGAGATGGTGGTCGGACAACAGGGCAATACCACGGGCAATACATCTGCAACCATCATGGGCAACTCTCCCGAGGCCCGCCGTGCTCGCATGCAGGCTCGTCTTCAGAAGAAACTGCACGAAAAAGGTCGCAAGTGAAGATAAGAGATGAGCGAACCTTTCTGGATCGCAGACCCTTCTGTCTTGTTTCGCTCGGACACATGGCTGTCCTTCGTACCCACTCCGACTATGACGGTCGACCAATCGCTGAACGCCGTGGTGCGCTTCGTCACGTACCTGTCGGGTCTGCTGTTTCTTTGCTCTATGGACTTCCGCTACATTCTGTATGTCCCCGTGACCATGCTCATCACGGTGGCTCTTCACAAGTGGTTTCCTGTGGCCAAGGAGATGTTCCGTGGGTCTCCTACAATCTCGAGTTATGTGGGGAAGGAGACCACGAAACCGACACAGGACAATCCGTTCATGAATCCGTCTTTGGTGGACATTAACGAAAACCCCAACAAGCCGCCGCCTGCCGAAATCACGAGCCGTGAGATTCGCGAGAAGGTGAATGCATCCTTCGCGCAGACCTCAAATCTGTACATGGACACCAGCGATGTCTACGCCAATATGCGTGCAGAGATCAACTTCCACAATGTGCCGACAGATGATCTGGATGGGTACAAGAAGTTTCTGGGCGGAGGCAAGGGATCCGATAAGATCCTGAACGAGGGCTATGTCCCTGCAAAGGGTACTATGGCCACCCCAAGCGACGCCGAACTGTATGCGGCTGTCCACCCAGGCGAGAAGCAGATGAGTATGGCATCGTGGAATGCTACACGGGCTTAGACCCGCCGTCTAGTCTTGCGAGTGTCGGCCTTGCGTCGACGCGTGCCCCGCTCTCCCTTCAAACCCAGTTTTATCAAGATGTCGGTTCCCTTGGTCTGAGAGCCAGGGAGCACGCGGTCGGGTCCATGTGCAGGGCGGTACTTCATCGTTGGGAAACTCGTCACGCCCTCCTCGGGAGGCACATCCTTTGACTCAACACGCACAATCTTCATCTTACCCTTCACCTTCTTGGCAGCCGCACGAAATGCGGGTTCGTTGCGAACGCAGTGAGGACATCCATTCATGAAGAACAATACAAGAACAGGACGCTTTTGGAGAGACCTCCGAGCGTCCTCCATCTTGCCGCCCACTACAGGTCCGCCTACGGGTCCGCCCAATGCATCGGCTGAGAATGCAGGCATTTATATCATCTATTAGAAAATGACAAGCATCGGGTCGACTGCTCCTCCCCTCCGTCCCAACGGAAACGAACCTGTGATTCTGAAGCAGTATAAGGACTATACGGAGTCGACGGCCGCGTCCTTCAAGACCTTTGCACCTCGTGATCCAAGCACCCAAGCAAAGTATGACGCATTGAGTCCGACGTGGCAGGGTGTGAATGCCACCAACTCGGCGATTGGCAGGGGTGAGTTCAGTCTCGATACTGTGCCGTCGTCGACGTACACTCCGAAACCTCCTCCTCCCGAGGCCCCTGTTGAAGCCAATTGGTTTTGTGTCGTCCAATAACAATGTGGTGGCTTCTCTTATTGTTGCTTGGGGCTCTCTTGGTGATGACGGGGGTGGAGCGCTTCACTGAACCACCAGGTGGCTTTGCAGCTGTCATACGCCCCGACAGCACCACGCTATGGTCAAGCAAGGTCGTGGCGAACACGCCATTCGGCACTGAGGTCTCTCCATACGTGACTGCGCTCGATGCATTCTACGACAAGGTGTATGCACCCTCACCGAACCGACCTAGGGAATCTGATGTTGACATCTTTGTGTCCACTGCCTATCCTGGCACGGACCCCATTTCTCTCAAGACCATCATCATGGAGGCATTTCACATTGACGCTGCAGAAGGCAAGGCATCTGGAGAGCAGAAGCAGGTGAAGTTCGAACCCTCTGCCCGTCTGCTGGCACCCAAGGACGGTGTCGACGAGGTCCGAGTTCGCACAGAAGACGAATACACGCCCGCTGATACGACGGGACCCTTCGATGAGTCGCCTCTTGGATCCTTGGGACCTACCCCGCAAACAGTTCCATCGCGTGCTGAGCGCAAGGGACATGAATTGACACCCGTCGAAAATATTTGATAAGAGTAATGAATCGGACAGGGTGGATTCTCCTGTTCCTCTTGATTGCCGTCTGCGTCGCAGCGACCCTCCGAAGTGAACACATGACAACCGCGAGTGGCTATACGCTGGGGGCGAGCACAAACGTGGGCGATACTGCGTATGCGGACCTTCTAAAGAAAGAAACTGGACAAGGCACATCATATGGACCGACACCCCCGCCCGAACCCCGCAGGGCAAGGATGGGGGGTAGCGCCTACGAGCCGCCTCCGCCTACACCGCCAGGTGTCACGCGCGGTGAATACATTCCGCCCCCGCCTACACCGCCAGGTGTCACGCGCGGTGAATACATTCCGCCCCCACAGCCAGAAATGGTGTCTGGTCGCCCAGCCGTGTGTGCAAATGGAAACTTTACACCTGGCAGGGGATGTGTCGCAGCAGGAGCCGCTGCCGACGTCACTGCACCAGGCGTACGTCCAATATGTCCAAACGGTGGTACATACATCCCCGACCCAACAATGAGCACCGTCGGAATGTGTGAAACGCGCACAAAGATACCTCAGCCCAACCAGACCGACCCGTTTGCTAAGCTGCTCGCGCCTCCGTGGTACACGCCCAAAGGAACTCCTGCAAAGGTGGCGCCTGCAGCCTTGACGGGTCTCCAGGTCGGTGGCCCGAATGATGGTGGTATTGGACAGTCTACTGGGTCTGGCAATGCCTCGTGGGGTGGGTCGGGGGTCAAGTATCCAAACCTCCTTGGCCCCAACAACAAAGATTCGAATCTCCCTGACAACAACATGACAGCCAAGCTTACTCTCCCCACACCCTGCCAGGTAGGTGCCGATGGAAACACTCTGTACTCTCCAGGGTGTCGTGCTCCGACGGACCTTGGCTACTTCACACTCCCCAAGATTCCAAAAACGGAAGGCGATCCGTCACCGTTTAGTGAAGATTATACGGTGTTTATGAAATAAGATGGCAACCTTCGGACTCCGTAATCAGCGTGGTTCCTGCTGGGTGAACGCAACTCTTCAAGCCATCTACCGCCTCCCCGAAGTCCAACAGCGCTACACCGAGGAAAAGGCTGACTCCAACAACCAAGTCGACCTTTGCCTTCAAGAGATCTGGGCTTCCAAAGGAGACGAAGGACTCAATGCTCTATACGCGACCATCAACACGGACCTCATGCCCGCAGGCGAGGGCATTGGCGACTCGCATGAGCTGCTGGAGTTCCTCTGCGACAAGCTTCCCTTTCTTGACAAGCTGTGTCGATTCAAGGTGTCGCACCAAGTCAAGTGCACACACTGCGAGTACTCTGACATGCGAACAGATACGCTGATTGAGTTCTCTGTGACACCCACGGCCAAGAAGCAGGGTCTGATCACGACCATCGGACAGGCGGTCCAGCCCGTGACCATTCCCGACTGGACCTGTGAAAAGTGCAAGGAGAAGGGGTGCACGAAGCAACTGCTCATGTCGAGTTTCCCCGATGTGTTCGTCTTCCACTGCACGACCCTTCAGACCTCGGTGTCGTATTCCCCTTTGCTCAACATCAACGGATGCCGCTACGCTCTCTCCAGTGTGGTGTGCTTCAATGGCGGGCACTGGTGGACCTATGGACGCTCGCAGCCTCCAGGGTCGAGCTGGGTGGAGTTTGATGATCAACGGATCCACGAGCACGGACCGCACAACTTCCCGCTGTCGGACACGATGCGGCTGTTATTCTATTATCGCCTCAAGGAATAAGCAAGGATGCCTAGCACTCCAACAACTGCGACCCTGAACACGAATGCCGCAGGCTTCGTCGGAATCAGCCTGTCCGTCGTGATGAT